CAGCAAATCACCCCTGAGTTCCCACGTATTCAGGCTGACAAGCCTGTCCTTGAAGCTTGGCTCAAAACTTTGAGTCCGGAGAAGCGTGAAGCCTGCGTCACGACACTTCAAGGACATCAATACGTGCAGGGGGTTCACGATCGCGAGGTTTTCGCCAAACCCGAAGTCCTCCTCAAAGAAGAAGGTTCTGCACCCCGTCTCATTCATGACGGCAATGCCCAAGTCAACGTTCTTATGGGCGCTGTCACCAATGAGTTGCAGAACCGCGCGGCTTTCGTTCTCTCCAAGGCCAATCGGAACTACACCAGTATGCCCTCAAGCTCCCCGAGGGTGTACTTCCCGTGTGGTAGTTCCGATAAGGCTATCGCAGAACTGAGAGCCGAAGTATTCGCCGGAGAAGGTACTGTCGTTGAAGGCGACTTTTCGAGCTTTGACTGCACGCAGTCCCAACAGATCAGAAAGTGGGAAGCGTTGTGGTATCGGCGCCTCGGAGCGCCAGACTGGTACGTCGCAGAATGTATGGAGCAGACGAAAATTGGAGTGTTCAGCAGAGATCTCGGAATGCGCTTTGCCATCGAGGGGCAGAGGCATACTGGAGAGGAAGCGACCACTCTCGGGAATACTTTCGTCGCCGCATCAACATTCTTGGGCGCCCTATTACTTGCTGAGGTCGAGTATGGGGTAGTATTGGTCTACGGGGATGACACGCTCATGTGGGTGCCGGAAGTGCCCGCACAGACCCACGTGGAAGAGGTGAAACAGATCTGCGCCCATGTCGCTGAAGACTCAGGGATGACGTTGAAATTGGCGTCACCGAAGAAGAGCCACGCGACCTTCTTGCAGACACGTGTAGCCACCACGGCTAAGGGTGAGCCCGTTCCCGTGCCTAAGATAGGCAGGTATTTGAACAAGGTTAATCTCCGAGTAAATTCTAATCCGGAGATTAGCGATGATGAGTACTATGCTGGGAAGTACCTTTCCCTGGCTCATCAGTTCAGGTATCAGCCTTCTATAGCACGTAGGCTTCTCACAACCAGTTCGGCTTTATCCAGCCGCCCATACATCGAGACGAAGAGGAGACCGCAGAAACCAACCAGCGATCCTATAGTCTTGAGACGAAGTGTGGTTGAGTTGAGCAACCCCCCCACTGTTGATGACGAACGACAGTGGTATCAAGACATTTATGGCCTAACCCTTGAGGAGGTCTTGGAGACGGTGGAGTTGGTCTGCGGCAGTGCACTACTTGAATCGCAGACCAGGCATCCACACGCCTCCAGGCACTACAAGGTGATACAGAGCTTCACCACGATAGCTCGGAAAAGAAGGACCATAGACGACATTGATAGTCCAGCCATGGGGGCTATGATTCGATTGGACAATGTCTAGATGCATGGTGTTTGAGGCTGAGACTCTCCATATCGGCGCAGTTTTT